AGTTTTCGTCATAAATCCAATATCATAGTCGCGGGGATCTTTAATATAAGCTGTCCATTGTTCAAATTGAAGGGCAGGGTCAAGTATTGAGATATCTTTCAGCTGTTTGAAAATTGAAAATTTATCAATCTTTCTCTTATATTGTTCGGTAGAAACAACTTTAACATCAGTGTTAGCTTTTGTTTGATTATTTCTTGGTTCTTTAGCTTCCTGTTGAGGAAGTGAAACATCATGGGTTCGTTCTCCAACAATTGTTGCAAGAGAATGTATCGAACTCGTGAGACCGTCCATAGCACGATTAGGTACTTTAAGAGTTTCGAGTATAGCTTCAAGATGAACTCGATTCGAGTTACAGACGCTTTTAAGGGCATCAGTAGACTCAAATTGAACTTGAGCAAAGCCTTTTATTAAGAGTTTAACTAAATCATCAATAGCCTGGGAACCTTTACTTTCATTCTCCAATTTAGTGGGTACTATTATGAAGGAATTAAGGTAAAAATAGATTCCGAATGTGGCTTCTGAGTGAATTAGAACTCCAATGGGTTTCATGAATTGAGGCAAATCGCTAGCGAGTAGCAAGTCTAAAATATAATTATCAAACTTTTCAGCTTGTTTATATTCAATGTGTTTAAACTTTCCTTGGCGGAAATAATCTACAAAAATTGCAGTTTTTATACCAATAGGCCGGTCTATACTATTGACTAAAGAAGTCAAATTAATTGGGACAGGACCTTGAATCGTTAAAGTTTCCACATCAAGAGTTTTAGCAATATCCGGATAAGTTTTCGTTATATAGGATGGTGAGATTCGGATGGTTCTAACTAGAGGTTTTTTCGTTACAGCATCTACTTTAACAATAGATTCCATATTTAATGTTGGACGCCAGGGTACAGTGCGAGCACCGACATTGGCATAAACATGTCCCTCATCGTCTTCGAATTCTTCATTTGGATCATAATAATCAGGTTGATCATAATTTTGGTGGACGAACACGGTATTACCCCTGTCATCCAACACGGCAACACGACCATTATAGTAATCGTCTTCATTCTGGGCATAATCGGGTTCATATTCATAATCTTCACCCCCGTAGAGGTCATCATAAACATATTCCATTTGCTCAAAGAATGATCGACGATCAATACCATAAGTATCGATCATGTTGACTCCATGATTGAAAGCGTAAAACATTTGAGGATCTTCTATACCAAAGTTGGTACGAAGATAATCGAAATAATAATCTTCAGTTATCGAACCCTCCATATATGCTTGAGACAAATCTTTTGCATAATCAAACTCAGCATTAAAGCTAGTTTTCTTGCGGGGAACAACACGTGGAACTCTCATAGCTGATTTGCGTTGACCGCGTCCAGTTTTGTTTTTTCCTTTACCACCGGAAGATTCAAGAGTATATTCCAATGGTAATGTTTTACAGATGTAAGACAACACTATTGCAGACATAAGGTCTTGAGGTTCTGTTCCGACTGGGAGGTCAGCACCAAAGTGTGAAACAAAGCGTAGATACAGCTCTGAGAAATAATTTTTAAACTTTTCTGGTAAATCGACATTAGCGGCTTTCACTTGGGCAAATATAAGTTTCGAGGTTTGATTTTTATAATAAGTTTTTAAAAAGGCGAACCCTTTGTCAAAATTAATAGTTTTATCCTTGAAACATAATGAGTCCAGAACAGAAATTTGCGCAGTCAATAAATCAGAAGCTACTCGTTGTTTCGCCAGGGGATTAGCCCCACGAAAGAAACGAATTTGCTCAGTTAATTTACGTACATATTCATCTTTATCCGAGTAAAATTTCTTATACTTATATTGTAAAGAGATACGAATGTATTCTCGATACCAAAAAAGCCACAATCTAACCAAAAAAAGGTAGAAAAAGCCAAAAGTAAACATAAACCAGGATAAATAAAAGGTGAAAACAATCAACCATTGAACCCAAAACATAAGTTGAGAACCGTAGTAAATGGATTTGTGGGGGGCTGTAAACACCTCATAATAAAATAGGCTATCACAACAAGAATCAAATGTGCTCGAATTTCCAGTAAAAATAACTTGATATTTTTCCCACAACCCGGGTAGGTCGAAGTAGAAATTCCAAAGAAAAGTCCATTGTGGAATTAGAGTACAAATTGCGTTGCAGAATCGCTCGGAAGGATGATACGAATAACAAGTTTCCATAGTGACATTGCCTGCAGCGCAGATGCTGTTGCAATATGCGACTCGGTTAAGATAAAGCCCCATAAAGGGGTTAA